GGCGAATCACTGGCGCAGGTGCCGCGCCGCGCCGCACCAGATCGTGCCACTGCGTCAGGCCCATGCCGCCTGCGGCGGCACAGGCTGGGGCATCAACTAGGGCGACGTCTGCGAGCGCATCAGGGACTGCTGCAGCCCCAATCCTTGGAGAGTTCATGTGCGGCCTCAAGCGGGTTGTGATTCGTGAATCGTTACCCGTTTGTGCCGTAGTTGAAAGGCGCCAAATGCCGTCTCAGCGGCCGATTTGGCGCAGTCAAAGCCGGGTTCGGCCCCAGGCTTCTCGCTCGTTCTTGGCCCTTTCCTCCCTGTCGACGGCCCGTCTCAGCACGCCAGCCACGTTCACTTCGTCCTCATCTTCCCTGTAGCCAAGCCGCTCCAAGAAATTTCGCATCGCGTCAAAAGCCGGACCGCTCATCGACTTGGGCGGCCAATCTCCAAAGATGGCTTCGTACCGGAGAACGAAGGCCATCGCCGCCCTTTCGATATGCGCCTGCTTCGGGGTGCGAAGCGGCGCATTGCCGCGCCTTGGCCGATTAGTGATCAGCGCTGTCTCGGCCGCTTCTTGCAGCTCGATCAGTGCGCTGACGACCGAAGCCGGGAAGTTCGAGTCGTTGATAGGCAGCAGTCCTCTCTTCGCCCGTAGGTGATTGAGTCCGAACAGCAACGCATGGAAGAGAGGGAAATTGGGCGCTTCTGGGCTATCGACAATCTGAAGCGGCTTTAGAACCTTCAAGGCCTTGTCCGCGGCATGCCGCACTTTCTTTAGATCCGAGGCGAGCTCGCTCTGGGTGTAGTCAACATACGGCAGCAGCCTCAGATGGTCCGCCAGTTCCTCGAGTTCCTGCTCAAAGCGGCGCATCCGATCATCCGGTGCCACTGCTGCTCGACGATTGCCCATGAGCCTCTCCTTAAAGCGCCAACGTCGCGAGCGCTGCTGCTGCGTGCTCGGCGCGCAGATGCCCGTAATGCCGCTCGATCATGGCGATGCTGGTGCCGCTCAACCGTGCGACGGTCAAGACGTCCAGGCCTGCGCCGATCAGGTCGGTGATCACACTGTGTCGGAGGGAATAGGCGGTGACCTCGGGTGGCAGGTCTGCGGCCTCTGCAGCTGTCTTGACGGGCTTTTTCCACGCGTCCTTGTCCCAAGCCTTGCCGTCAGCGCGGCTGAACAGCGGCGCGCTCGGCAGCTTGTCCTTGCAGCGCTCTGCAAAGAACTTCGCCGTTTCCACGGGCAGCATGATGCGGCGGTCTGCGCCTGCCTTATCTGCGCCGACTTTAAGCGTGCCACGCCGCTTATCGAAGTCCGCCACTTGGAGCGCGGCAATCGCCCCCGGGCGCAGCGGGACGAGCGCCAGGCCCTTCAGCAGTAGGGCGAGATCGGGGGCGGCGTTATCGATCAGCGAGGCACGCTGCGAGCGGTCGAGATAAAGGTCACGCCGACCCTCTGCGTTGGGTAGAGGTCGCAGGGCAGTTCGCCATGCCGAATCGGTGACTGCGACCCCCGACTCCCGCGCGTGGTTGAGAGCCGCCCTCAGGGAGGTCATGTCGCGGTTGACCGAAGACGCGGCACGGGTGCGAGTCTGCTGGTCTTCCGCTGCGGCGTGCGGGTTGACGACCACGGGCTCCGCGATCATGGCCTGTCGCCATGCGCGAAGGTGGTGCGGCGCGAGTTTGCGAACATCGATCCGCGCCAGCTTGTCCCCATCGATCCAACGCGCGAAGCGAGCCGCCGCATCGTCCGCAGTGCTGGTCTTGCCCTCACCGTGCAAGTACTCGACGTAGGCCTTGCAAGCCTGCAGCACGGTAAGGGAGTCCGGCGTGCCACCGTTCCCCATGTGCTCTGCGAGCCCCTCTGCCGCCTTCTTGGCTGCGCCATACCGTTCGTGAGCGGGCAAGTTCTCGAACCCGCCCAGGCTGCGCCAGGTGTCCTTCTGTAGCGCCCCGTCATAGACCCGCGCCAGCCAGACGCCAGCCGAGCCAGCGACGAGCTTGCGGTAGCCGAGGCTGCAGCCCGGTACTAGTCGTACCCAGTACGGCGCTCGCCGGGCGGCAAGTTTGGACCGGGCTTCGACAGTATCAATGCGACGCGACATGTGAGAACCCTTGGTGCTAGACAAGTGCTAGAAAGTCTAGCGCAATCAAGCGGTCCGATACGCAGTCACACCATAGGTAATTGATCTCCGCATGAGGCCGATAAAGTCCGCTATCTCTGCCTTCACACGGCAGGGGTCGCAGGTTCGAACCCTGCACCGCCCACCAAGTAAATCAACGACTTACGGCGCTTTCGAGCGCCGTTTGCGTTTGCGGTGCTAGAAAAGTGCTGGAAAGCAGGCCTCGATCCCGGGGCTTGGGTTTGGGACTACCGGCGTGCTCCCAGCCTATGGCGTCCATGACGGAACGGCCAAGGCCCCATCGTTCTTCGACGCCTACCTGCGGCTGCGGCTCGCAGAAGTTTCTGCGGCATGACGCATCGACGGCTCTTGGCGGGAGAGCCCCCACCCGCCCCGGCGAGGGCCAGCGCAGTTGACGAACGGGCACGGTGACCCCGGATGGAGAATCTTTCCGTGCCGGCCGTCAGGTTAGCCCCCGCTGCACCCCACCCGGGAGGGGGGGGGGCCAGGCGATCTCGCGTTCGCCAGGGATGAGGCCGCGCACAAATTTATTTTTGTGCAGTAAACGTAGACCTGCCGACGGGTACACATCCCGTGAAGCTGCAGACCCGGGCAATTGAGCCTATGCCCTCAGCAGGTCGTTGAGTTCAACGTTCAGTGCGGTGGCGATAGCGCACAGCACCTTCAGGCTCGGGTTGCCGACCGCGCGCTCGATCTGGGACGCATAGGTTCGGTCGATTCCTGCTTCGTGAGCCAGCGCCTCTTGGGAGAGGCCACGCTCGGCTCTCAGGGCTCGCACCCGATCCGCCAGTGCTTGCCGGCTCTCATCGAAGCGTGTGGACTCTGACACCCTTGCAGGGTGGGGTCAGTGGGACTTATAGTCCACGGACAATAGTCTACAAAGAACCAACGAAACGCAGCACGCTCTGCGGGTCAGTCGCCCCATGTCGGGCGATGCGGTTTTGTCAGGTTACTTGTTCGTTGAGTCTCTCGACAGCCCTTCGGTTGTACAAGGAATACAGATGAAAGCGACGATCTTCGCAATCCTCCTTGGTTTCTTCTCTACTGCGGCTTTATCCGCGACTGCATATTGGACCGGTCGCAGTGAGCGGGCTCAAACAGTAACCTACAAGTGGGTATGGCGATGCGAATATGCATACGCCGGAAGAAACTTCTGGTTTCTATTTGAAACATCGTGCCCAAGTAGCGTTGAAATTCAGTAGGGCATTAGCACATTACATGGCAAAGGAAGAAAAACTCATGGCAAAGCTGTTATGTCTATTGATTGCACTGCTTTCAGTATCGAGTCAAGCACAGGTCAATTTCGGGATACTTAATCAGACCCCCACCATTGGTCAACGCTACATGCAGGGACAACGGGAAGCCCTAGAAATGCAGCGAATGCAGCAAGAAACCGAGCGCATTCGTCAAGAAACTGAACGTATGCGCTTGGAGAACGAGCAACGGCGACGCCAGATCGAGGAGGCTAGAAAACGAACTGACAGCCAAGCAAAGGAAGATCAGGCTCGGCGTACTACTGATGATGATGCCATCAAGAAGTGGTTCGAAGTTGCGCAACCCAGAATGCACTTGCATTCAGAATTTAATCGCGTTGTCTTCGCCCCAGATTTAAGGCTGACAATTCCAATGATTCAAATTATGACTGAAAGCAAGTATGCGGCTGACATTGCATACTTTTTGGGAAACAACAAACCGACTGCTTTAGAAATTTCAAATATGGATTCAGCTCGGGCTCGCACAGCGATATCTGTGATCGAGATGTCGATTCGGGAAAAGGAACTCGCTAACGCTCAAGACGAGGTTCGCAAATTGCGCGCTGCACTCGCCAAGAAGGAGAACGAGAGGGCTGAACATCCAACCAAGAGTGAAGGCGCTCAAAAGGAATGAGTGCAGTTCGTGCATCCAGCGAATGAATATGTGACATCCACTCCACGGCCGTAACTGCACTGGCTTGACGCTAAGCCAAACCCGGACCAACGCAGGCAAGCGGCACATCCGTAACTTCCTGCCGAAGCATGTCAATGCGTTGCTCCGCAGCAGCCAATGCGGCACTGATCGAGATACGCGCATCGACCTCCAGACCGACCTCGACCCGGTCACCCCAAGTACGGGGCCTGAGCTTCGCCGCAGTCCACTTCATCGCGTCCACGCGCAAACGCTGACGCTGCGCCCAGGCCGACGCCTCGGGGCCACTTAGGCCGGCGGGGATGGGCTCCTCGGCCACCGCGACGATTTGATCGGCAAGGGCGTCGGCCCTTTCCTCTTGGGCCTCGCGGTATCTGGCCGCGAGGTCGGGATGGTCGCGGATGCGCTCCTTACACCACCATAGGCTGGGCTTCGGATCGGGCAATGCCGCCACCGCCGCGCCCAAGCTCATGCCGCTGGAAATCAGCGGCAGCAGTTGACCCCAGATGGATTGCGGGTCTGCTTTGACGGGTGACTTTCTTGGCATGGGGCTCCTTGGTTGGTGTGAGTTGCAGACGACCGACCACCTGTTACGCGCGCGCGAGGCGACCGCCAACGTCAGATCCGCTCGAACCACTCATCCGCGACGGAATGCTCGACGCGGACAAGGCTACGGAACGGGCTACTTGGGGATGAGCCTTGGGCGAACTCCCAGGTCGGGGGAGCTTCAAATGGGCCGTGCCAGGTATAGCCGACGCGGTCGATCAGGTCGGGCAACTGGACAACCTTGCCCCGGTCTGGGCAAGCGATGAGTCGGGGGTGGCGCTTCTCGTAGAGCGACCACCATCGCGCGCAGTCGTAGATGGCTATTCGGGTGCTGAACTGCTGGAATGCCCACTCGAACGCGCCAAAGGCCTCAGGGTGATCCAGCACCACATAGCCGGTGAATACGCGGACCACCACCGGATCTGTCAGCATGTGCGCCGGCAACCGCAGGCAGGCCAGCATCCGCACGGGCATCACCTCACCACCCAGTAACCGCGCAAACTCGCGGGCCCAGTCCGCCCTGATGCGCTCGCCCTCGGGAGTGCTCAGCCGGTCGCGTATCCGTACGATCGCCCGTTCGGTGCGATGGTCGAGTTCTGCAAACTCTTCAGACACTTGAGACATAGGTCGAGGTCTTGTTCAGTCGTTGAAGCCAGGGCACTGATAGCGGTGGATGCGCCATGTGCCCCGGAAGGCAGTTGGGAGCGGGCAGGGGGCAGCCATGCGAGGCGAGTGAAGGGTGTGCAGGGTCTTCCATATGGGTCTCTTAAAGAAACGCTTCTAGGACCTGCATAGGCAACCCTGCACACCCTTCACTTTTTGTCCCCAAGCCCCCCATGCCCGGACGATCTCAAGCCGCCATGGGAAGCCCTGCGAGGTTCCCTCCCTGCCGGATGAGCTCCAGCCCGACGTATGTCTGCCCCCGGTTGCTTCTGGCCTTTTCAAACTTGCGCGACATGGCTTCCCCGAACCGGGTTTGAGAGACAGGGGACTCCCCCCGTGCGCGCTTCCAATGCTGGTAGTTCTCGTAGAGTTCAGATGCGGTATGCCATCCCCCAGCTGGCCTGTCTGAACCATCCAGCTTGCGGCAGCACTCATCAAGCCACATCTCGATGGTCGATTGCGCCGCAAAGTAACCCTGAGTCGCTCGCTCGACCGCTTCGCATTTGGGCAGCCGTTTGCGGTTACGCAGCCATGCCGTGTGTCCCTCAATCAGCCAGTGCAGCACAAATCCCCCCTCTGCTCGGACCTTGCCCGGAAGGTCCGGGTCCTCACGCCCTGCGAAGGAGACGTCGAAGGGGACGAGAAGCACGCGACTTTTGATCGCCTCGTCCACCGTCTTGATCTGCGGCCGGTGGTTCCCCAGGATCAGATGCTTGTGAGACTTGGTGAAGGTGAAGGCGTCCTTCCCCATGTATCGGGCGGTGATGAACTCATCTCCCGTCAACTCCTTGAGCCTTGCCTCGTTCCAGAAGCTCCCCTCTTCGATTTCCGATGACAGCGCCAGTCTGACGCCTCGAAGCCCTGTCAGTTCGGATGGGTGCGCCTCGTATTTCTTAGACATCAAAGCCGAGGCAGGCAGCTTGTGCGCGTAGTCGCCCATGACGTAGAAGAAAAGATCCGCCAGCAGATTCTTGCCGTTACGGCCGGTACCGAACCAGTAGATGAGCCAGTGCGCCTCTCTGGCGCCTGAGAGCATCGCGCCCAGGCTCATCTGATGAAAGCGAACCAGACTCTCATCGCCAGCGCAGATTTCATAGATGGCTCGCAGGAACACCCCGCCGTGCGCTGATGTTGGTGCGACTGCGGTGATCTTGGTCATCCGCTGCTCGGGGTGGTGTGGACTGACCTCACCCGTGCGCAGGTCATACATACCGGTTGGCGTGTTCAGCTTGTAGTTGTCCCCGTCGAAGTCGCCACTTGCACACGAAAGCCGGGGGTCGCACTTTGCGATCTGCTCCACACCGCTGAAGAAGCTCGCACGGGTCGCTTGTTTGCCGTCCCCCTCTACCCGGCACAACTGTCGGGCGTATTCGAAGGCCTTGTGGACTGGATCCTTTAGCCACCGCTGGCCATCGAACTCCAGCCAGGCCCCGAAGTCATGCACGAAGAGAAGCGAGCCCTCGTATCGCTGGGCGAATAGCTCGGCCAGCAGGTCTTGATTGTTGGTGCGCCCTGCGATGACCTCAGCGCCTGACGCGGGGTTGATCCAGCCCGACCCCTGCGCACGCGTAAAGATCGCCTTGTAGGACGTTCTGGTGGGTTGCAGACCATCCCATTTCGCTTGGCACTCGGCGGGGTCGTACTTGTCCGACTTCTCGGACCATTCGTGAAAGAGCGCAGCGGCCACGTTGGGGTCTAGCGGCGCTGTCTTTAACGCCATGCCCACTGACAGCCAATCGCCGTAGGGGTCGGGGTCTAAGTGCTCAAGTGCGGACCTCAGGTCGTCCAGCAGTTGGCTACTTCCCTGCCCGTGTGCGGGCGGGAGTCTTGGCAGCTCTGGGATGGGTCGGGCGAACATCGCATCCAGCAGAGGCTTCACCTCCTCCACCGCCCCAAGCGTCCGCGTGTCATCCAGTGCGGCACCTGTCACCGTGACGAACTGCGCGGTTGAATAGATCTCCCGCCCGTTCTTGTTCCCCTTTGGGTAGTTGCCCTTGAAGAAGGCCCTGATACCCTTGCCCGAGGGTGATATCTCTGTGTAGGTGCCCTCGGTTAGCGCATCAACGTCTGCCTCTATCTCGCCCACCTCGCTCACGCACCCGTCGCCATCAAAAGCCACGAGGCCCCAATCGGGCAGCAGGGCAAGCCCCAGCCCTGAATATCGGGTGTCCTCTTCAAACGCTCTACACGCCTGCTCGAAAGTGCCCAGTCGGCCTCTGTCCCGCTCTGTGCCCTGTTCCCCGTTACGAAGACCGCCTGTCGGGTAGTAGGGCACTTTGTCGAACTTGTCGGGCTTTGGGTTCTTCTTCTCTTTCGCCACCCAGACGACCCACCCCTTGAGGGCTTTCAAGTCGGCGGGGATGTTCTCGGCTTTGAAGCCGGCCCGGCATCGCTTGTGGATCTCTGCGATAGCTGCTGCGCCCACGGCGGGGCTCATCGAGTACCCCCCCGCTGCTGGCGCAGTGCCTCACGCCGGGCTTGAGCGGCATGGCTTGCCTGTCGGGCCTTCGCGACGACAGCAGGGTCATCGACCGATACGGTTGCCAGCCAATCTCGGACATCCCGCAAGCGCCATCTTGTAAAGCGTGGCCGGCGAATCACTGGCGCAGGTGCCGCGCCGCGCCGCACCAGATCGTGCCACTGCGTCAGGCCCATGCCGCCTGCGGCGGCACAGGCTGGGGCATCAACTAGGGCGACGTCTGCGAGCGCATCAGGGAC